ACCCGAACCGTGGTGAACAACACGCCGCCCACGATCAGCGGGAGTGATTCGGACCTTGGAGCAAAGACCGGGGCGTTCACGCAGACATACACGGTTACGGACGTGGACAGCGGCCAGACAATCACCGTTGTTGAGAAGATCGACGGCGTGCAAAAGCGGTCCTACACGGCGACCAGCGGGCAGGAATACACGTTCAACGTGACCGCGGACGAATGGGTGAAGCTGTCCAATGGGTCACACACGCTGACGATCACGGCAACGGACAATTACGGAGGAGCCGCGACCCGGACTTATACGTTCAGCAAGAACGAAACGGAAATTGAAATCACCCTTGCAACACCGCTTCCGGCGGACGCTATGATTACAAAAGCAATTATGAGCGTCACCCGGCAGATTCCCGCGGGCGCGGAATTCACCGTGGA